TTCCTACATGCGCTAGCAGCGATTCTACAGCGATTCTTCGGAGATTATTCACTATACGTCCTCTCCTGGTTCTTTCAATACAGTATCATCTAATTCGTATTGTAATATGTTTAATCTATCCTTGTTTCCTCTTTCGGATAATACATCTAATTCTTCTTGTGGATAAGGGTCTTTTACGGCATCTTTAATCATCTCTACGTTCATTCTATGGTAATCATTTACTGTGTCTATACTATGTCGTATTGATTTAATTAAGTATCTGCCAGAGAGATATGGGTCATTATCAAATGGATTATCTCTTCCTGCGGGTTCATACGCCGGCATCTCAAATGCGACAAGTTCACCACAAGAAATACCTGTAAATCCAGGCACATCAATAGATACATTCATTGTTTCAAATGATAGTCGTTGAGATAGACGTTTTGGAAGTATGTCAAAGTAATCTGGTATCTCTGTATTGTTGTGTATCTTTTGCGTATCACTCATAAAGTATAGTGTGCCTTCGGGATAATCACTAAAAGAATTGCCTTTTTCATAATTGTAAAATGGTAATATACCTTTACCATCTGTTTTACTTCCGGATCCATCGTGTTCTGTGTGAAACGATTTCTCATACTCTGTGAGATAATCAAAATCGGTTTCTTTAAAAGTTTTATTAAAATTATCGTGTGATACGACTCTGGCGTTATAGATACCGTTTCTTAAATTCTTTAGTGTATCAAATTGACTATTGATTTGAAATCCTTGTACTGTTTGCATTTCTTTTACTACATTTCGATTTCCTTGTCCATCTCGTATATTTGCTGGTTGTGGTCTATATAACGCTACGACAGGTCTAGCAATAGTATCTGTACTCGCCAACATACTTTCATATGATTTAAAATGAAATCCTAATACATTTTCGTAAAACATCATTCCTGGCGTATAGTGTTTTTTACTTTCAGCTGACTTCGCTAACATATCAATCGCCTCAAATGGTCTTACTCTTGGCATTACAAACTTACGTATACCTTTTGTTTCTTCTAATATAAATGTCTTATCTGATTTTAAATTGTTTCTAACTATTTGTAGTATGCAGTTATCAATACTATCTTCAAATGCGTTTTGTACTCTCACTTGTTCATTGCGTATCATTTCTTTACTAACAAAATTTAACACATAGATTTGTGTTCTAGGATTTAATCCTTGTCTATTTGATATTTTGTAGATATGCATTGGGTGACCAGTGTCAGCCGTAAAGTCATATGCTCGACTTGTTCCTGGCGTAAACAATTTAAACTCTATTTGTTCAAATCCTGTTAATGGTAAGTGATTAGCCACATTTTGCGCATCAGTAATAACAACATTACCTGATAGAGTTTTGTTTGTTAAACTTTCATATATGTTTAACTCTGTGACCAATGATCGTACAGATATTCTTTTTGGTTTATTCTGACCTTCTGATGATTGATAAGAAACTAACTGAACATCAGATAGAGAATATTGTCCAGCACGATTTAATTGACTTGTATTAATATCATTATACATTTTTCACTACTTACTAATTAATTTTTCAAACTCTTGTATGAATACACCTAAAAACTGTGGTTGTAATAATTTAATTTGTCTTTTCTGATCTTGTAATCTTTGTTCATACTCTCTATTAGATACTGAACCAGCACCAACAGTTGTACTATTAACTTCTATTTTGTGTGAGTAATCTTCTGGACCATTTCCTGTTTGTGGTCCACTTGATTGTGTAATTTCATAATGGTGTATAGCATCTGGATTTGTATATTTGTCTTTGATAAATGTTTCAAAGTCTTGGTCACTCAATGGCCAACCATAATAAGCATCTGAAATATTATTTGTCAATAAGATAACCCAATGTAATTCAGGATCGCCAAAATGTTTAAATGCCGTATCTTCAGGTCTTTCGCCAGATGGCACATCATACACATCATATAACGAAGCCTCATTTACAATTTTACTTCTCACTTTTACTCTACGCATCAGATCAGTGACAAGTTTTTGACTTCCGTTTCCTTTTATATCGTAATTACCTTTTGGAAATTTAGAAAAATACATATTAGAAACCGTCCGCTACTCTTTCTTTTGTCATTATTTCTGTTTCTGTAAAAGTTAAATTCATAGTTGCTAGAGTTGGCGCAGCACCTTGTTCATCAGGTATAAAAGATGATATTACGCCTTCAGGTGCATAATCTACGTCCATAGTTTTCAACACACAACGACTAACACGTGGAATATAAGTGTTTCTACTTTCTCTGTACATATAAGTTATTTGAAACTCTGATGGTACATTGAAATAACCTTTTGTTGTTCCTTGATATTCAGGCAACATATGAAATTTAAACATATTAATTATTTTATGAATACTATCTTTCTCTTTTGGATTTTTAGGAGCAAATTCAAATGGAAAAGAAAACTCTCTAAATGGTACAGATTGAAATACTACTTCCATTTGTGGATTTACTGCTTGGCCAAATGCTTTATCATATGCAGCTTCAGCTTGTTCAAATCCAGGTATCAAACTAGCCGCACCAAACAATGCTTTTCTACCAACTTGTTGTATGGCATCTCCTCCAACTCCACCTAATGATTTTAATTTTTCTACAAATCCTTTTGTATCTCTTATATCACCTATTCCTTGTCCTATAAGACCAGCGATACCTGTTGCTGGCATATCGTAAGTTGCTCCATAACCAAATTTTAATGATGATGCTGGTGTGTATAATATTATACTATCTGAAATATAAGAGTGAGTAGGTGTCTTTTCATTTAGTCCTGATTTGATATTTACTTTTCTTGCTTCAGCAAATTTTGCCGCTTTGATAGTGTTTACATTATTATTTCTTTGAGCAGAATAACCATATTCTCCTACCAAATTATTTGAATTTGTTGTTATTCGACTTCCATTAAAACTTGTTGATTTAAACTTTGATGAATTATGCATTATAACATCAAATATTACATAATGACCTTCACCCAAATTAGATGTTTCGTTAGGATAATATACAGTACCATACGAATATGGATTTTCTTTCATATGTGATGTAGGGTTTATATTTTCTATTTCTAAAGGTGATTTATTTAACAACTTGGCAGCAACTTTACTTGATTGTGCTTGTCCACCAACTATATTATTTGCCAAACTACCTATTGAATTTGTAATTTGGTTCTTAATCGCACCTCTTATAACATTTGAAATCTTACTTGTAAAAGCCATCTAAATATCCTTGTAATGTTAATATTTATAACACAATGAAGAAGTCTTACAAAGGTTTATATCGCCCATCAAACCCTAAAAAATATGTTGGCGACCCGTCTAAAATAGTATATCGTTCACTACTAGAGCGTAAGTTTATGCTACATTGTGACCGTAATCCGGATATTGTTAAATGGGCAAGTGAAGAATTGTCCATACGTTATTTTAATCCTATTGATAAAAAGTATCATTCATACTATCCTGACTTCATTGTAAAGACTGTCAAAGGCAAAAAGTTTCTTATTGAAATCAAACCATCTCGTCAATGTAAACCACCAAAGACACCTAAAAAGAAAACAAGAGCATTTATGCGTGAGAGTTTTGAGTATATTAAAAACCAAGCGAAATGGTCAGCAGCAAAATCTTATTGTGAAAACAATGACGCAGAGTTTAAGTTGATTACTGAAAAAGATTTAGGTCCGTATTAATTACGGCATTACATAATTTAGATTTGTGAAGGTATCATCAGCATTTTTATTATTGATAAATCCTACTGTTGTAGATCCACTTGAATTAACATTAGATTGATTTGTGTTATTAACTATTACAGGTGGTATTTCTCCCGTATCATACATTTTAGCTTGTTTACTTTCTTGGTATAATGTTTTCGCAGTAGAAGCGTCACCAGTACCAGTTGCGCCTGCACCTCTTAATTGGTCACCAACAACTTGTCTATTCATTAGTATAGCAGATTTAGAACCTTTATCATATACGATATTTGATTGTTCTAAACCCATACCTGCATCATCACTAAATCCTCTAGTTTGTTCAAACTTAGGTTCTAAATATGTACCTTTATCTCTAAATCCACTTTCTGTATTTGTTTCTATATCACCAGTAAATTCTTTTGCACCTTGTTTAATTCTTTCTTGTTTTTCTTCTTCTTTTTTCTTTTCTTTCATTGTAGAAGTTTCTAACAATGGAATATTGATGCCTGGTATTTTGTTAATTAGTTTTATTACACTGTTTATAGCATTTTTATAGAAGTCAGTTATCATTGTCCATACTTTTTTAATACCATTTGCAATCATTTCTGGTATTCCAATAATGAATTGACCTATAGATATTAATTTGTCTTTAAAGAAAACAACTGCAGCAATAACTCCAGCTATTGCTAATCCTATCAACACTTTAGTTGACATAAAGAATCTACCAATCGCTTTCATTCCATCTCTCATACCTTTTAGTGACTTCATTAATCCACCTTTTGTAAAGAAAGAGAATACACTTCCTACATCAGTTGCAATATCCCTTAATGACATAAATGCATCACCAATGGCAATAAATGGTGCTTTTAATTCTTCATAAAATGTTGATGATGGTCCTCTATCTTTTTCAGCTTCTTGTAATGGAGTTAATGTTTCTTCTTCTTTTTGTAATTTAGCTCTAAAATCAGCAAGTTTTCTTTCATCAGATAATATTTTTTCTTTCTCGTCCTGTGTGACTTCATCACCTTTTAAAATTGCTTCACGTCTTTTAATTATTTTTTGTTCGTATTCATCAACACGTTTTGTATTTTGTTCTAATAATTGTTTTCTTTCTTTAATTTCATCTTTTGTTAATATAGATGTTTCAATACGATATTCTTTACCCTCTTTAATACTTCTTACTTCAGCAACAATATTTCTAGCTCTTAATTCTTCTACCTCTTTTGCTGATTTATCTCTTTGTGTTCTTAATTCTTCTATTCTTTTACCTAGTCCTTTATTGAAATCACCTATGTTTACACCTAATTGACTAATTATTTTTTCTGTTTTATTAAGAGCTCTCTCAAACTTCTCTATACTTCCAGTTTCAGCCTCAGATATAATTTCTTTTGCCATATTTCTAACGACAGTAGGAGAAATAACAGTTTTCTGTCCTGCGGACACAGTTTTCATTGTGTCACGCAAGATAACTTTGAATAAACCTTTTATATCTGATTCTTTAATAGCCATTATTTTTTATCCGATTTTGCTCTACTACCTGTGTATAAACCAAACCATGCTGCGCCAGCGCCAACAACAATTGATACTAAACCAGATTGTTCCATTGTAGGAGCTGATAAGTTCATATACCAGATTACTACTTTGTATAATAGATAGATGTATGTTGATATGAATACTCTTGGAAATATTCTCCAACTGTCCACTGCTCTTGCTAAATGAATTAATTTGGCGTAAGGATTTACACCTAAATCTTTTATTGAAGTGTCAACTTCTAAATCAACACTTATCTTTTGTTTTGGTTCTGCGATTTTTATATCTTCCATTACTTACCGGCCTCCCGCCTTCTTTTTTCGTTTTCTTCTTTGATATAATTAACTAGCATACCAACATAGACATCTCTCTCCCAAGGCATCATATTCTCAACCTCACTCAATGAATATTTATGATATTGTAATAACGCAAATGTAATTTCGAAATATGCCTCTAGGCTATTATGGGCGAGGCTGATTCGAAAAAATCATTTAATCCAGTTAGTGTGACTTTACTTTTTACATTAGTCTTTGGATTAGTCACTTCAAATTCGTGTCTTACTCTAGGCATAGTATCAAAGAATTTCTTAATTTTCGCAAAACTCTCTTGCGATAAACTTTCAAAAAATTCTTTAATTTCTTCTGTTGTACTATCTTTCGCAGGATAAATTTTATCGCCCTCAAATATATGGTCAACACACGTGGATAACATATTAAATACCGTATCCATATCAGTGTTGTCTATATTTGTGCCTGACTTTAAAACCTGCATAGTAGGATATTTCAACACAATTCCTAATTTTCTTTCTTCATCTACAATAATTTTATTTGTATGCTCATCATCTACTTGTACTTCCACTTTTGTTAAATCAATTTCAACATCAGCATATGTTTTTTTATCGTCTGGACAAAGAACTTTAAATTTTGATATTTCACCTACTGATTTAGCTCTTATATTTAAAAAGATGTATTCTAAATCAAACATAGGTAAATTTTCTACATCTAAAGAATTAAATGTACAAGAGTCAACAATCTGTTTTGTTGCCTCATATATTTCATTATCTTTTTGTGACTCTAATGCCATTAATAGTATTTTTTCTTCTTTTACTAAAAATGGTCTAAACTTGACTTTGATGTCTTGCGATGGTAAAGTCAACTCATATTGCGGTGTTTCAACCTTTGGTAATGCCATTATATCTCCTTATTTAATATTATATATTTAGTGGTGGAATCTTAAATGGTGGGAATACTCTTCCACCTGTAATTCTACCAATTGGCGCTCTTCTTCTCAATTCGTTCAGAACATCTCGTCCTGCTCTTCTCAATTCAGGTGGTAATCTACCTAATAAACCACCAAACAATCCACCTGCTGTTTTGACCTCAGGTGAATTAAATTCTGATTGTCCTAATTCTATTTGACCTGCTTTATCTATAAAGTAATTAACCCAATATCTAAAAGTAAATGTCACTTGAAATGTTTGTACATTATTATTTTCATATGTATAGTTTACTGCACTTATATTTTTTGGATAACAATCAAATAGTTTTACTCCATAAGTCACATCATCTCTTTCCTGCCTACTTGCGTATTGTCCTAATTGAAAGATATTCATATCTGCTACATAATTATCGTAATAGTTATGATTAAAAGATGATGTACTAAATGCTGCTTGTTGCCATAGTTCGAAATAACTACGTTCTCTCATAAACTTATCCAAATAAAATGTTGCTGTAATATCTGGTGAATTAAAATCTATAACGTGTTTTCTTGCTGGAGCACTACCGTGTCTTACATCTTTTATAACAGCTTCTCTTGCTGGCATCTCTATTTCAGAACAAAATGCTCTAACACGTCTACCATTCGCATTATGTACTGCTTGTAATTCTTCTGATAATTTAAATGCCTCTATACCTTCTCCAGTTCCTTTAACTTGTACTGCTGTATCTTCACCACCAATACCGCCACCAAAACTTAAACCTCTAGGTAAGAAAAATTCTGTATAAAATCTAGCTCGTCTAGCAAATCCTT